ATCTTGTTTATAAATAGTTCCCTTGATTGAGTTAGTATCTTCGTCTATTTTTTTAATTTGTGTATTGAAATGTAGACTAAATTCGTTTCCTATTAATATTTTTTCTGTGAAGCTTTCGCCTTTTCTTTCTTCGTATATGCAGCCGTTTTCTTTTATAATTTTTTTTTCCATATTTTAAACCTCCAATAAATATGATATCTGTCCACGGTTTACATTATACGAGCTAGAATAATCCGTACTAATGCTAATTTTAAGCTTCGTTTGAAATGGTTTATTGATTTTATTCCAAAGAAACTCACAATTCGTTAAAAATATCGGTATATTATTAAAATTAGCTTTTGGGAAATTAACTTCTCTATAAGGTGCGTCATCGAAACATTCTTGGAGATCTTTAAAATAACCTTCGTAAATAATATTATTATCTATTTCGATTTTTATATTAAAGTAGGCAGAACTTGAGCTAAATAAAAAAGACATAGATTCTAAAATGCCTTTACCGTTAATATCTACGAGTGCTGTATAATTCTGTTGTAAATTTAGAATTGTTTTTTGAGTCCACATTCTACTTGTTAATCCCATAAAATCACTCCTTTACATGTTAAACAAAACATATTGCTCTGTTGTTAAGTTAGTTAAGTTTATTTTGCTTTTTTGCTGTACTTGGTTTATAGAATTTGCTAGATTAGATTTAGTTGTATTAAAATCGTTTCTAACTGCGTTTACTTCGTTTGTTATGTTATCTTGTGTAAATCCAACTAAATCTCCCACCTTTTGCTTAATCTGACCGGCATCATTTGAAAGTTTATCGTCCGTTAAACTTCCGTCAATTATCTGTCCCAAAGTTATGTTATTAACTTCTTCTTTGCTTGCAAACTTAGTGTCTGTTTCAGTTTCGGTATAATATCTGCCGTCATGGTCCGAACTAGACTTATGAGTGTCTATGTATTGTTTTAGTGCTTCTAATAATTCTTGTACAGTTGCTCCGTTTAAATTTGTAATGGATGTTGCATTTACGAAGTCTGCTCCACTTGTGCTGTCTGTGGTGGATTTTAGCTTGTTTCTGATGCTTTCTAGTAATTCTTGTACAGTTGCTCCGTCTAGGTCTGTTATAGATGTTGCTCCTATGTTGTCTGCTCCACCTGTGCCATCTGTTGTACTTGATATTTCATCCAGTAAACTGTTTATGTATGTTTTAATCTTATTACCAGCTTCGTCAAACTTGATCTGTAACTCTATTGCTGATAAACCCCCAACGTCGTTAGGCTCTTTATCTAGCTTTTGTATTATGTTCATGTCTTCTGTAAACTTCGTGAATGACATTTAGTCACCTCCTATTTGTTTTCTGCTCCTAATCTTGTTTTTAAATTTATAGATAACAGTGTTAATACTTCATCTGACGTATTATTGCTAACTATTAATTTGAAGTAAATAAACTTCTTTGCTTTTAATTTTTTATGCAACGGTTGCGGATTGTAGTTAGTGTTAAAACTCCAATGCCTGAAAGAAGCATGTTTAAATGTTGCTAGATTGTAAGCAAATTTCAAATCTTGCTTACTCCTGTCGTTGTTGGTTTGCCATGCAACATTAGCCGTTGTTCGTGTAGCTGGCTTTATACTAACCCATGCATTAGACATATATTTTTTCGTGGTTTCATAATCAAAATCATAAAAACCCATTTCCCATACACAATTAATTGGCTTACCGTTGTCATTTCTTCTATACTTGTCAAACTTTACTATTCTGCCGTCATTAGTGCCATAGTGCAATACACCTTTAATAACAATAAAATTTCTAGCTGGGATATTGTTGTACATATACCAGCAATTGTTATTATAGTTCCATATCCACACTGTGGAGCCTGCGCATAACCAGTACTCATTTTCTTCTTCAAAATCGCATGTGACGGCTTTTGTTAAGTCAACGTTATTTAGTGATGCTTGAACTTTCTTAGATATAAGATTTTCGTCTTTCTCGTCTCTTACATCTGTTCTAGTCCAGTGTCTAACACCATTTTGAAGGCTTACAGGATAGTTTCTTATTATTCTAACTTGGTTAAATGCCACATTACCAACGGCGTCGTTAATGGGTTTAGTTGGGAATGATGCCGCAACTTTACCATCTATCATGGAAGTTGTATAAGTAGATGTGTATGTTCTTCTACCATTCGTGAATATCACTTGTCTATCGTACTGTAAGACAATATCTGTAATGGCAAATTCATCACTTCCAACATCTGAATAGCTATTAATACCAAAATATTCAGCACTTGGTTGTCCGTCGGCTAACTCTGAATATATACGTCTGTTTGGCAAGTCTGAATTACCCCACAAATGAACTCTAGTATCGTTTGAACCGCCATAAAACATGTTGTAACGGCATTTGGTAACTTGTTGTCTATCTGCAGTAGCTTTCATTTTAAATGTGATTACAACGTTATCCGGTAGCGCAGAAGGTGTTGAGTTAAAAGTAACTTTCCCCTCTGTTCTATTGAGCGTGAAGTCTGTACCCTCTTTTTTCTCAACACCATTTACAGTGGCTTTTATTTTGTCTGATTGTATGTTTTTATCAATCAGTTTAAATTCTCTTTTGCTACCATCACCACTAAATGATTGCTTGACCCAATCGGTCAACAGATTTTTTTCTTCAAACAATTTCCCTCCACCGGCTGGTGGTGTACTAATCGTTAAAGTTGGGATGTACCCTTCAACCGTTTGAAAAGTTGTTCCATTCCACGAATAATATTCATGACCATTCATGATGTACACTTTATTATTTAAAGCGAAAAACGTTGTTATATCATTGGCTAAAGTGCCAATAGATGTATAAACATTGTTTTCTAGCTTATAGATATGTCCATTACAAGCAAACAAAAAGTAATGCGTACCTTTTATCTTACCGTACCACATGCCTTGTATTTTACTGCCTATTGGCGAAAACAAATTAATTTGTCCGGCACGTTTTTTTAAGTTGTAATTAGGTGTTATTTTAAAATTCATCATGTACGGGCTCTCACCTAAGTCAAGTCCAGTTTCACCGTCAGTATTTTGGTTAAGACCTAGGAATCTATCTATTCTAGTAGGTGGCTTTTTAGCTTTTATTCTTACTGTTGCCATCAAATACCTCCATATACATCAACTATTGGTTCTTCTGTGGCTGGTGGTTTCTTCTTAAAGTCATATTTTAGTTGTTCATAGCGATCGTTAAAATATCCGGCTATGTCGTCTTTTTCTTCTAGCATTAAGTGGGTCGCTAAAAAATATGGTAGTAAAGTTGTTGCCGTTACGTCGTCAATTTCTAGATTTTGTGAAAGGTCTGTTATTTTTGCTGGTATTGGTCTATATACTACCCTTATAGTTCCGTTGAAAACGTAACTTGTGTACAAGTCTTTTCTGCCTTCCCATTTATAATCAGCATCTTTTATATATTGTTTTTGTGGATATTCTTTGATTATTTGGTCTACACTTTTAAAGTTATCAGGCATCACCTTTTTAACCCATGGCTTATAATCAGGAATACGGTCTACTTGGAATTTATAAGGATATAAAGCTACATTGGTAACTCTGTAATAATAATCTCCGCTAAACCTTATTCTGATATCATTAGAAGGGTTTGAAGGGGTAATAATGCCTTTATAAGCCGTAAATGAACGAACTGTATTATCAACATTAATAGTATTTAATACAGTTCCGTCTGATTCTTCTATGTAAATCGTAGCTTCTCCGTCGATTTCAAAATAATATGCTTTTGCTCCTGTTGCCTGAAGTATTAAATCATCTTCTATATGTTCAGTTATCTTGAATTGTTCTCCTAATAAATTAGGAATTGGAGAACAACTTATCTCATGAGTTTTGAATAAATCCCCTTCTCTTATGAGTTCGTTTTGACCCATAGTTAATATTGAAGGGGCTTTTACTTTGTATGATTTTGTGTCACTATCACTTATTATTCCGGTATCTAATCTTTCGTCAATTAAATCCATAGTTATTTCAAATATTTCTTGTCCTGTCAAGGGTTACACCCCTTTCTACACTTCTTTCATTCGGTTTTCTTGTAATCTCATTGCTGTTTGCATGTCTTTGTTTAATGAGTAAATATAGGCTTCATAGTATGATTTTGGCATCTTAGCCGGTTTGCCAACTGGAAACATCAAGGGTTCAAAATTAACTGTAATCTGTACTGCTTTTATACTTGGATTTAATTGGTCAACTGGTATTACTGTTTCGATAATTTCTTCCCCAAATGGATTTTGAAGTGTTATCTTTGTTTCTGCTTTCTTATCTTTTGTACTTTCTTCAACCTTAGTTTTTTCTTCCACTTGCTCCACTCCTTCTAATTCTAAAATCACGTCGACTAATTCATCATTTTTAAGATTGTTCCATTTTGGGGGTAACTCTTTCCCTTTTTCTTTTAGTTCTTTTGCTACCTCTCTTAAATCATCTCTCTCCATACTTTTTAATTCTTCTTGTCTGCTCATAATTTCCTCCTTGGATTTAAAAGAGAAGGCTTTCGCCCTCCCTATTCTTTAGCTACTTCTATTCTATAAATTGCTTCTTCTCTAAGTCTTTTGGCTGTAAATAAAGACTTCCATCCGACGGTTGAGTATAACTCCATTGGGTTGCTTGTTCCGCCAGACTCCTTAGGTTTCACAATTATTTGCGGTTTTTTCTTCCCTCCTATGTCCGGAGTTCCGAAAGCTTCTGCCCCTATAAATATAACTCCGTACACATCAATTGAAGATGCTCCAGCTTTTTTGTATATTTTCACTGTGTTTGCGTCTTGAAAGTATACTCCATCTAATTCGCCCACAATTCCTTGTTTAATCATTTTAGCATCTGTGTATTTATTTGCGTCCTTCCATTCTGTCCAGTTCTTAATTGTTGTCATTACCTCAGGTGGTGTAAATGCCACATAACCCATTTTCCCGTTAGGCATTTTTATTTTTTTAACATTTTGTCTTTTAAAAAATTCTGTGATTTTATTTAGCATTGCGTAAGTGAATGTGTCACCTTTTGCAACTGAACTCCTGGAGGTCTTTCCACCACCATAGGACACATTCGTTCCGGCGCCTACTGTATCTATTGCCACGGAATCTAGTGTTAGCCCTGCGTGTTCTCCAAACATTTCAGTGACTTCCGTCACAGTTGGATCAATTCCAGTATCTTCTAACTTGTCAGATATTTTTGTATATGTACCATATTGAGACACTGTTGCCGTAATCTTGTCAATAGTAATGTCAACGTCTGCTGGTGTTACACCCTCTGTAAGTGGTGTTTTAGTAAGTGCTGGCTGTTTGAAAATTCTCCATGAAGTGGTATCTCCTTCATTTTTAGGCACTTTTGCAAGTTTTGCGTATGGCAAAAATACCACACTGTCTTTCAGTTCTTTTAATAAAGTTCTTTGGTAAAATTCATGTTGCTCTGCTGATAATCCTTGATATGTATTCATTTAATCACCTTTCTATAGTAACCCCTGTTTGGCTAGTTCTACTTGTTTGGCGAAGTCCTCATCACTCATAGCTGACCATTTTGAGTTGTGTTCAACTCCTCCTTCGCCTAAAGCACCAGGGGTGTTTTTATTTTGCATAATTTTATTGATAGTTTCTTGTTCAGTTTCTTTTTTTAATTGTTCTTGATTATTAATAAGGTCGTTTATTCTGATGCGATTGTAGGCATCTAATAAACTAATACCTTTTTGCTCTTTCAATTCCCACACTTTTGGAGGAATGTCCTCTGCTTGATTAATTTCTTTGACTGCTTCTGACAACTCATTAAATTCACTCACCATTTGTTGGGTTCTTTCTTCATATTGTTGTCTTTCTTCGTATTGCTCTCTGAACTTTTTATTTTCCAGTATTTCTTTTGCAATATCTTCTGGAATGTTTTGTTGAATCAATTCGTCTAGTCTATCTTTTTCTTGTTGCTCCCTAACTGCTTGCATGTACTCGTCAGTACTGTTAAAGCCATAGTTGTTAGCGAGTTCGTCAATGAAAGCTAGTCTAGGGTCACTCTTTAACTCTTCGTATTTGGTATTTATTTTGTCGTAGTTATACCCTTTTTGGAGATATGATTGTCTCTCTGAAACAGGGATTTTAACTTCTTCCTTGTTGTAAGTTATGATGTCAAACTCTTCTATTGGTTTGTCCTCTGAATTAGAATCAACTGGTGTGTTTTCTTCTGTTTCAGTTTGGTCTCCTTCTGCAAAAAATTGTAAATTCATACGGATTGGTTTATCCATTTTTGTCTCCTTTCGACTTGGTTTAGTCTCGAATATAAGAAAAACACTCTATTGAGTGCTATTTAATTATTTGCCAATCTTCGGCTAATACGTCATTAATACTTGGAACCCACATAGAATGTGAGCCGTTTACCATTTGTATTTGTAAATATGGTTCACACTTGAATAAATCACCTTCATTTATACCCCACGCATTGGCTGTTTGTTTATTA